GCTATGAGTCAATACCATTTCTGCCGTTTCGTAAACAGAATCAGTAGTATTTTCAACCGAGACAAGTAGTTTAGCGGCCTTAAATTCTGTTCTCTTAAACAGATTAATTGTTACAGCCCCAGTACCGCTTCCGCTACGGTCACCAGTACCATAGCCGAACCCTAACTCGCTTACTTGAAACGGTGCATCGGGTGCTGCTTGGTTGATACCAACTCGATTATTTGCAGAATCAGTCTTGATTAAACTTGTATCGACTACTAAGTCAGCGGTATCTAAATTATCAGCATATACGTTAGCCCATCTGAGAGGAGTAGAAGCATGAGTTGCCCCTAGATTTAGTGCACTGTCACTACTAGGTAACCAATGTTGATTGACTTTCAATCCTTCTAATGTAGCATCTGCATTGTTGCTAAAGAGAATACTTTTGTCACTATCTGATGACTTTATGATGATGCCACCACCATCTACTGAGGCATCGTTTCCTTCTGAACCACTAGGCGAATGTGCTAATTCTATTAGTTTGTCATCGACTTGTAGTGTTGTAGAATTAATTACTGTGTTAGTACCATTTACAGTTAAATTACCTGTTACAATCAGGTTCTGTCCTACTGTAAGCGCCGCATCGCTTGGACCTATTGCAGTTATAGTAGGTTGTGAAGCGTCAACGCCAATTACAGCGCTAGATGCGGTTAAACCCGTACCTGCAAATAATGTAGCAACATCGTCTATTGATTCTTTTCTTGTTGGGTCTCCATTTTCTCCCTCATCTGAAAAAGATATGAAATCACCCGATGCTAATACAGCAGCAGTTAATCCGTTAATATCTATTGTTGATGCGCCGCCTACCAATTGTATAGCGGTTGCACCGAACTTGAGTACATCGTTACCGTCGTCATACCACAAGGTTCGTGCATCCGGTCCTGAACCAGCAGGGTTGCTTGTTACACTGGCTTTGAGTGCTATACCACTAGCATCGGTGAGAAGTCCAGCCATAGTGAGATGTACGGTGTTGAGTGTGTTGCCCCCTGTAAAAGTAAGGTCAGAATCGTTGGAGAATGCACTACCGTCACTTATCTGTATAGCACCTGATGAACCACTCGCACCTGCTGCTGATGATGTTGCGAATACTTTTACCCATGCTGAACCATTGTAAACGAATATAGCAGATGAAGACGTACCTACATCTCCCACAGTAGCAGCACCATTACTGAGTCCACTAGGGTCAAATATGACTTTATGAGTACTAGTCTGTGCATTATTTACTATAACCATGTGGCTTGGAGGAAATGTACCAGTAGGTGTGAGGTTAATGTTCCCACTTGCTGGTGTTGCGTTGAATATATTTGGTCCGTCAAATCTAACCGATTGTGCCGTATTCAATACGCTAATTTTATTTGGCCCGATTCGATGTGTTCTTCTCGAGCCACCTTGTTTTCCACTGAAATACAATACATGGTCTCCATCTGTACCATCCGTACCGTAACTGTATGACATCCACATACCACCAAAGTTGGATGATGATAGTCCCCCGACTTCATCTCCACCACCATGCATACCGTCTAAGTCTGCTGTGGAGTCAATTCTACCTGTTTGGTTACCAAGAGAACCAGTAGTCATTGGGCTGAAATAAATAGGGCTAGGTTTCACAACTGTACGCACATCATATACGGCATTTACTTCCATTTTCAAATCTCCAGCACCTGCGTTGAAAATACATTTCACAACTGCAAGCGCTGTGCTTTGCTTGGATGCAAGATTTAGGCTACCATTTAGACCACTTGTATCACTCAAGAAAGCCTCAGGTGTTACAGGAAATCCAGTAGATACAGCAGAACCTTGCTCAATATGAATACCGTATCTTGGGGATTCTGTGTCACTACAAGCGTAAACGACTAACAGACAAGATTGACCGCTAGTTAACGCAGACGTACTACCTTCAATAGTACTCTGTTGTAGTGTAATGGTGTGTGTTGCACCTGCGGCTATGTTACCAAAAGGTATGATTAATCCATCTAATACAGAATAGCCGCCTCTTACTATAATTGAGTTAGTACCATTGTCGGAAACATATCCGGGGCTAGTAACTTTTGCATTTCTATTGCTATCACCTGTTGCTGTATCTTCGTACATCAAGATTCCATTACCATGTATTCCCTCGAATAAGTTAGTTAAAGACGGAGAAAGAATATTACCTCCATCAGTCAATGTTCCCGTGTGTCCTGAAATAACATTCTCTACCATAATATCACTTTACCTCTATCATTAATTGGATTACTACTTCGTTTGTCGATGTTTTCTTTATCGGATTGAAAACATGTCTTGTAATCGGGGTGAATCCACTTGTACCCCTTAATTGCACGAATACTTCTTTGAGTGTTTCGTCGAATGCGTTTGCTGTTGTTAAATTACCTTCTACAAGTAATGTTGAATTATCCATGATGCGCACAGTAGGCGTTATCGTTATCGCTGGTCTACCAGCACTACCATCACTGCTTGTAGCAGGTGTGCTATCAAAACCAATAACCATTTCATTGATGTTATCGGCTATTGTTTCTATCACTAATCGTTTCAAATGGTCGTTTGCTGGCATTATGATTCCCCCTCTGTTGTCGTAGATTCTTTTTTGACGAGTCCGATAGTCTCATTGTTCCCACCTAGTACCCCCCTTTCGCTATTTCCCCCAATTAGGAAACCAGCGTGCGATACTTCGGTAACCGTAATCGTAGGTGTAACAATTATTTCTAGGCTATCAAAGAATGAAAAGTTCTCGTCTGTAATCTGATTTGTCTTATCCGGCCTTCTTTTAGATGATGTAGCAACACTCCCTTGGTTTATATTTTGTAAAACCCCTTCTAAACCCGTATCGGTACTAAGGAAAGTAAAATTACTCAAAGCATTAGATAGTCTATGTTGTGCATCTAACACAGTTAATCGCTTACCATCATATTCTATAATATCCCCCGGTCTGACCTCCCATAAATTAGGATGGCCTTTTGATTTCAAAGCACCAGTGGCAGATGCGTTTGCTTTCAATATCTGTCTTGCTACTGTCTTAGCCCGCGAAGTGCTAGTGATAGATTCATCAATAATCGGAGATGTACTTTCCACAATATCAGAATTATATTTACTCTGTTGCCTACTTCTATCATCCATAGTAAGAATTAACTCTTCATTCAATGCTATACGCTTACCTTGTACAGTGATACGATTTTCTATATTATCGACAGGATTAGTCTCTTTTGAGCCAAAACGAATATTTCCTTGTATTTTTCTACTTGTATCAGCATAGTTAAACGGAACGTAATTTAACACACCGTGTTTATTCATCATAGTAATTCGATTATCGTGTCTAGACACAAATCTTAACGCGCTGATTAAATTAATACCGTAGAAATCAGATGCTAAAAATATATGACTAGCCTTCCTTCTATTACTACTTCCTTTAGTTGTTGTAATGTGTGAGCCTAACGTAACAGCACTAATTGCATTAGGTACATTTTGAGACAATTTAATTGCTAAATCAGTAGTTCTAAACCCGATATCTATACCTTGTGCAAGATGTACTCTTTCATCTCTAAACCCTATATCTTTCAAAGTCCGACCTTTCATGTTACGCAAATCTAATTGTAAACCGTTAGTTGTTGATGTAGTTGTACTTTTCATAATTCTATCTACTGAATTATCCTCGCTGTACAATAAATCAGTAACTTGATTTTTACCTTTACTAGACCATACATCGCTTTTTAGAGTATGACCGGGAGACTCTGTGTGGGTCATAAAAAGACTAGATTCAGACTCTACTATCGTATATGTACGCTCAGATGCTAAGTCGTAATTATCAGCATTTATTGCTTCTATTGTTACTTTCGTTTTACCGTTACTACTCGGTTCAGTTTTAGCATAATGTACCGCATTATCGACAAACGTAGGTTGTCTAACGTCGGTCATTATATTTGTCAAGTCTTCATTAAATCTACCTTTAGAAGATTGAATCAACATTATGCACCATCTCCGCTATGGTCTGTAACGTTAAAATCAACATCGCCTTTGTGACCTTTGTTATGTAAAGACTGGCTAAATCTTGGTTTTATAGTGTAATCGCTTCTTTTCAGTTCATCGTCTGTATCTTTTTCTTGCCTTCTTCTTGGTGCATCGGAACGGTGGTGTTGTAGCGTGTTTTCGCTTATAATAACCCTAGATACACTAGATTTCAGACTAGTACTATCGAATCCAGTTACACCTGTGCCTAGTATCTTTGGTCCGTAACTAGTAGGTGCAGTAAAAGCGCCAGTATGGTCGAATACGAATATAGGGATGTATGGTCCATTACCATCAGGTAGACTTCTTCCAGTTGGTAAATTTGCAGTAGGCGCTCTGCCGTTTTCTACTTCGTATGTGAATATACCATACTTACCACCGGATGTTGCGTGTAGATAATTTTGAGTGTATTGAGGTGAAGCACTGTGTAGTGAATTGTGTATACGATATACTTCCGTGTGTTTAGCATCTAAGACTCTTACAGGTCTAACCATAAACTTTACAATATTATCTCGCTCATTATTTCTCACACTATCTGTATTGTATTGGTTAACATCTTGGTAAGGATTACTAGTATCATTACTACCAGTCAAGGATGCTACCCCCCAACCTAAGTCATTGAATAATCCAGCATAACTCTTTGTTTCAATTATGTATGAACCACCATATGGTCTAAACACATTAGTGTGTGAGTATCTATGTACAGCAGAAACAGCAGAGCCAGCACTTTGTCTATTGAATCCAATAGTTGTATAATCAGCATTCGCTAGGCTACCCTCGATTTGCATAGCACCTTCCAATATAACTCGTTGACCAACATTTCTGTCAGTGTGTAGACTATGCGCTTCTGTATTTATGACTACGTGGTTCTGTTCTATACCTTCTACTACTTGTGCATCTAAACCAATTCTTGGGCTGCTACGCGAAATGACATCTTTGTGTACACTTGTACCGACTATCTCTTCTACTCTATCACTGACTGTTGCTTCTGATTTTAACAAACCAAAGTCATCTATACCTAGTTTAGCACTGATACCTCTCTTAACTTCATCGGCTTGCAGTACAGCGTTACGGGGGCGTAATAAACCATCACCGAACAACGGTTCAGCAGTATTATGACTCAGTACTATACCAGTCTTATGCACAGGAGTTGATAGTTCTGTGAGTATATCTTCGTTGAATGCAGTTGGATATCTCACACCTCTTCCATTACCCATATCACCTACACGAAGTGAGTGTACAGGCGCAAACACGTCTACTAATTCATTTGCGTTGGCATTGTTAGTATTATTCAACACACCACCAAATCTAGGAATTGTATAACCGTCAGTTATTGTTATATTTCCATTAGTCAAGTTGGCTATACCTTTTAGATTGAATAAAGGCTTACCACTATTCCAAATGCGAGCATGTGCAGTATTGCTACCGTTGTCATATGCGTCGCCGCAATCCCATGATGGCCTGATACCAAATCCTCGCACTGGAGCACGCCTTACAGCCTCTCCACGCTCATTACCCCACCAATCTATCAGATAGTACTGAGATGCAACAGAAAGGCTTGTCTCTCCTTTGCCCTCTTCATCGCCCCACCAATCTCTTTCTACCTTAGCGGGATTTCGTATTGTGCGCACTGGTGTACCGAATGGTCTTGACATCCTTCTACCATCGCTATATCTCACTTGCCAACCCTCTTGGTCTTGATTTAACATTCCTGTAAAGTTGCTCTGACGCTCCATAATCCCAACATACGTGGTTGGTTTATC